ATTTCATCTTCCAACAATACCCAGTATTTTTTCGCAATTTCACCGAATTGTTTATTGTTTTCAACTGCATCGATCAGTTCTTTTGGCGTTCTGTAGTCTAAATGATCCATTTTATTTTCCTTTCTTTTATTTGTTAAATTTGTAAAATGTTTCTGTTAATTTTCCGTTTATAATTTCACTACACAAGCAATATTTAAAGCCTTTATAATAAAAATAATTCATATTTCTGTTATAATCTATTAAATAATCAAGTAAACCAATTTTATCTAATTTGTTAAAAAACTCTGTTTTAGTTATTTTCATTTATAACTCCCTTTATTATTTAAATATTTTTTCCATTTAGTAGGCAAATACTCATGCTCATAATGCCATAAATAAGTCGGACAAATCTTCTTGAATTTATTATAAAAGTAAACATCATGCTTAAAACCTTTCGCAAGGATGTGAGATAACTCATGGCAAATATAATACGTGAAGTAATTATTTCCACGATCCCATGCCCACATAGGAACGGAAAAGCCTGAACGCCTTGCCCAGCCTCTCGTCCTGTTATTGAGACTAATTCTCAATCCCAATATTTTATTACGATCTGTTTTAGTCAGGTTTAAAGTTTTGATAATTTCAAGTATTTCTGTATTTTGCATTTTCTTTTAATAAGACTGTTGGAATTTCGGGACATTAAAATTAAGATGCAAGTCTTTTTTTCACTTTTTTCAACTTTTATGTCTATTGAGACAATAATTATGGATTTGAACGCTTTTTGATCTTCGTGAGAATCCGCTGACGGCTGTAACTCGCTATAAGGTATACCTACATATGCCTAAATAAAAAAACGCCTTAAAAGGTATAAATATCGCTAAATTTGGCTATATAACTCTTATTGCAAATGAGTCTCAACTATAAAGAAGATAATAGGATCGCTTTATCCTCTTTAAATAAGATAATAAGACCTTAATATCCGATTTAAATAAGATATTAAGACCTTATTATCCTCTTTATAATTAGGATAATAGGATCAACTTATCCTATTTATAATAAGACATTCAGACCTGATTGTCCGATATAAAGAAGATAATCGGATCGTAATATCTTATTTTATAAATATTTCTTTTCACGTCATAAAAATAATTTTGTAGAGTCAAAAATATAACAGAAAATAACATCTAATATATAACAGGATATAACAGATTGATCTCAACGGCTTGTTGCGAATGAATCTCAATAGCTTAATGAGAACCATTCTCAATAAGGAATCTCTTTCTGCCTCTTCCCCTCTAATTTTGCCCATATTCGCCCAAAAATGGCTCAAAACCAAACTTTTATGTATTGAAGGTATATTGGTATCAATTTTAGGTTTGTTGCCCATTTTGCCCCCAATATGGGCTTTAAAACGGTGTTTTGGGTGGTGGCTTATGGTCTTATTCATTTAATTAATTTTAGGCACAAAAAAAGCCCCCAATTAAGGGGGCTAAGTTGCCCTTTTAATGGGTTATGAAATTGACGTTTTGTTTTGTAGTCCAACACAAGCCACAAGCGGAGCAAGTGTCTACTTTTTTTGTTTGCTCTGGACAAGTGAACCCCTTAAAACCCTCGTTTATTGAGTTTGCTGAAAATTCAGTATTTCCACCATCAGAAATTCTAATTTGAAATCGTTTCTGGTTTTGTAATCTAACCCGTAAAATTTCCAAACCGATTTCAGCATATTTTTTAATTTTGTCGTTTGGTTTATATCCTGTATATCCAAAGACTTTCAGATTGTTAAACCTTTTTAGCCATTGTTCCCATTGTTGGACATATTCCACGCTATAGAAATCCCCTAAAACATGCAACCTTACCACGAAACCAAATTGGTGAATATGGTTTAGGCGTTCAAGTTCAATTTCCAACCTTTTTTCGAGATTTGCCCCGCTTTGGAATCTGTGAGCATACCGCATATTATTCCCGTAACAGTCTGAAAAATGGGTGCATGTTGTGGGACACGTTGCCCGTTCTTCCAGTGTTAAGGAATAAAGAGGTAAACCCCGCCACGATCCTTTAGTAATAAGACCGCCTAATTTTTTATTACTTGACCCGCTCTTCAGTATGTCTGTTTTATTTCCCAATGGATCAAAAACATTTTTTCCGAATAGAGTTCGTTTTTCTTTAATGGCTTGTTCTGTTTTATTCATTTTTCCACCTCGTTTTTTAGGTTGTGGACTTGTCCTAATAGATAGGCAATGATACCAATTAAAAGTAAGTCAAGCCCATTTATGTGTATTTCCCTGATGAATTCCATTATTTAACCTCCCATTTTTTTAGTTCATTTTTCGCCCATTCAATATCATTTTTATTCGTCGATCTATCAATAATATAATTTAATAGATATTTATATTGTTGATCATTGGGGGTTAGGTCGATTGTTTTTTTATTATTCTGCATTTTCATTTTCCTTTTTTTGATTATTGATTCTCATGTCGTTTGGATTTTACATATTATTTTTAACCCTTGCAAGTCTTTTTTTATTAATCTTTTATTGGTTAATCTGTTACATAACCAAACCCCGCCCAGAACAAGATTAGAAGACCTTCTTATCTTGTTTAATGTCTGCCACAATGTCATATTAAGACCTCGTTGTCTTATTTAAAGAGGGTAGGGGGGGATGAGTAAAAGCGGAGGTGGGGGATATACCCTCTCCTCACAAAATAAGCAATATAAAGACTTCGAGCGATTGTTGAAAGAAAAGGTTGAAAGAAAGTCCGATATAGGATATTGGGAAAATACGCATATAAGGTGATAAGTCATTGTATTATAAAGTTATAGTCGTTATATTATACAAACAAGGAATGTATAATGAGTGTTAATTTGCCAGTAAAATGGAGTCCTGCCAAGATAAGGGCTATAGAGTATATGACTGCTTATCCTAATGCGAAGATAATGGAGGTAGCGGAGGAATCAGGCGTGACAAAAGGTACAGTTCACGTATGGTTAAGAGATCCAGAGTTTGTTGAGGTGTTCTATCAGAAGTACATGGTTTCTTTTGGGGCGAGGTTGCCATCTATTTTAAATTCAATGATTCGTGAAGCAGAGTCAGGGAATGTTCAGGCTGGTCGTTTAATATTGGAACACAGCGGAAAGCTTATAAAGCGTGTTGAGGTAAATAACTATCAAAGCCCATTTGAGAAGTTTTTAAATCAAGAAGTAGAACCCGATTTTCAGGAGGAAGAGATTGAAGAAGCTGATTTCACTGTTTTACCACAAAGACCTATTGTTGATAGAAAAGAACCTCCTAAAACAAAGTCTCAAGAATTAAGTGAGATTTGGAAGAAAAAAAATGCCCTAAAGCTACGTAGAGTAGCGGATAGGTGGCGTAAAAGAGCTGATCGAGCTGGTGTGGAGAAACTACCTCAAGGTAGGAAAACCAAACTTCAAATGCACGCTTGGCATCAAAAAATCATTGAAAAAGAAGAAGAATTGCAAAAAACGGGAATTATGCCGTAAATCCACATATATAAGGATTTAGAGAATAAAAACCATATCGGATTTTCAGGTATACCCCCCAACCAAAGCCATATCCGATTTACAAGGTGGGGGCATGGTGTTTTTAGCAACCCCCACCCTCGGTGTATTATACATAATACCTAATAACCATGTCCGATACAGACGGTCTCCTTATATATACTATATAAGGTATATATAAAAGTATAATAGCTTTAGCTATGAATCTTATATATCCAATATGGCATAAAGGGTATTAATTAATATCAATACGTTTTTTATCAGATTCCATTTGTTCTTTTTTTGGAATCTCGATCCTTAAAACGCCATCCTCGAATTTGGCAGAAATATCATTGGATAGATTATCTCCCAATTCAAAGGAACGTCGAAACGATGAATGTTTTAGTTCTCTCATAATGTAACGAGCATCATCTTCTTCTAATTGATGCTTGTCCCCACTAATCGTTAATACTCCATCCTCAACGTCGATATTAAGCAGTTCTTTCTTCATTGACGGTAGTTCAGCTACAATCACGACGCAATCGTCGTAATCAACCACATCTACCTTTGGGAAAGCCCCATGCTTAAATGAAATCCCAAATTCTTTTTGAAAGCTTGGGAATTGGTTTTGCACAATCTTATCAAACATTGTGTCAAAGGGGGTTAGAAATTCATCTCGATTGAAATGAATAGGTACTCTTGCTATTTTCATTAGTCACTCCTGTTAGTTTGTCGTCCTCTCGTGAGCAACGACGGTAAAACTATTTATAATCAGTTTCGTAAAAACCGCTTCCCTTGAATCGTATCGAGGGTGCGGCAATGGATTCTCTTACATCAAATGAATTACACGACGGACATTGTTCGGTTTCTTGTTCTTCATCAACGATGACAGACAAGGTTTCCCAGTCCCATTCGCATTCATTGCAAATCCATCTTATTGTTTTAAATCTTTTCATATTTTTAAAGTATCATCTATTTCTATATCTTCAGGCATCAACTGACAGTAACAATACTCTTTACAGACACTCCATCCAGAAGCTGGCATTCCTCTTGCTTCCCATCCTTCCCAAGTATCAAGTTGTCCAGCACGGCTTTCGCAGTCAGGACAAACATTCTTTGAAACTGTGATCCATCTTAACTTTTGCCCCATCCGTCCAGATCGGCGGAATGCTTGGTTAATTCCTCCAACAATTCCTCGTTTAATGGAGTTTTTGAGTTCTCCAAAAATTCTTCCCGACTGATTAAAGTCCGTATTAAGAACCCTAATAATTGATTGTTCGCTAACACCACTTCGTGTAAGTCGTTCAATTTCTTGTCCAAGTCGTTCTGTGAAGATTCGCACATCGTAAGATAGTCCGAGAGCAATCCATAAAAGTATTTCTC